TCTTCCGATCTGTGATCTAAAAATGATTGAAAAAGCAGTATCTACAAGTCCTGATAACTATATTTCTAAAGTAATGGCTATAATCTTTAAGAGAACTGACTTAACTAAAGCTGAACACTACGGTGATTCACATCTTGCGTTAAAATCAAAGATGTTTAAAGAACAAAAAGCAAATATTGCTATTCCTTTTATGGCTTATATTGGTGCAAAGTTAGGTAATACTGCTAAAGATATGCAAGTTGAAGCTGCCGAAATCGTGGAATGATATAACTGTAGAACAGTTTATTGAATTAAGGTCGCTAAATGGTAGCGACTTTGATTCTTTGTTTAGTTATGAAATAGAATGTTTATCTATTTTAACAGATATTGACGTAGATGATTTTGACGATATGGATATTGACGAACTAGCAAAGATAGTTAAGCAAGTTACATTTATAAAAAAGCAACCGACAAACATCTACAAGAATAAAGTAAACAATTTTGTTTATATTGGATTAGATAATTTGAAGTTAGGCGAGTTCATAGATTTGGAATACTACTTCGCTAATGATTATGTCAAACATCTAACTTATATCTGTTCTGTTTTGTATCGTAAAACTAAACTAAGCGAATGGGAAGAATTGATTTATGAAGATTATTCATTCAATATTGAGAAACGCAAAGAACAGTTTAACGAGTTACCTATTACATCAGTCTACGGAATTTGCTCCGAGTATATGAAGTATCGTGAGAACTTCTTAAAAGTATATGAAAATCTATTTAACCCAATCTTTGACGAAGATGAACTAGCTGAAGAACTAGATGAAGAAGATGTCAAAGAACAAGAACAAGAAGATAAGATTAATAGATGGTCGTGGGAGCATACGTTGTATAATTTAGCGAATGAAGATGTGACTAAAATAAAAGACGTACTAGAGTTGAATCTAGTATTCGCGTTTAATATGTTAGGAATGAAAAAAGAATTAGAGATTTAAAGTAAAGTAGAAGACTCAGGCAAACTATAAGGTAATTCTTCTTCGTCTATCCAATTGAACTCTAAAAACATTTTTGGATTGTTTAGAATCCTAGCCATCTCCAAAAGTGGATATACTTCAAATTGCCATCTTATAAAGTCTTGCATAATCTCTGAAGTGATTGCTTGAACTTCTGAACTTGCTAACCACTTCTGTATAATTTTTTGAGGAGCAATATAAATTGTTCCTTTGTCTAAAAAGAAAAAGTAATACAAAGCATTTACAGTAATAGTAATGTTATTAAAGTTATCTGATTGCATAGCAGAAATTCTAATACTATCATACAAAGAGCCAGTATCTATTAAGCCAAGTTTTTTGACTTCCATCTGCAAAGCTCTTGCTAGTTTATTCCTAGTTGCGTATTTTACTTTGTATGTTGGCATACTGTAAATATAGTTAAAATAAATTAGTTGTTTCTTTTGGTAAATATTCGATTAAAGGTAAATCTTTTACCCAATAAATATCGCATTGCCTTTGTTCTTCAAGCGAAATAATCCAATTATCGTTAATATCTTGAATAGGATTAAAAAAAGAATCTTGTCTAAATTCAAATCCTTTCAATTGTTCGGCTTGTTTGGGTATTAATTGTGCTACTATCATATTTGTCTAGATAAACTTGTTTGAAATGCTTGTACGGCGGTGTAGAAATTAGACGCTTCTGTGTCGCTTAATCCGTCACCAATTGAAGCGAATGCACACTGAGCATTACTGTATGTGTCAGTTGTACCATTTGCATTATTACCTCCAAAATAAATAGGCACAGTTGTTAAAGCTGTCGGTGTATTTGTGCTAGTTGCTTTTTTTATTCCACCTTGCCAAGCATTACTTAAATTACTTGCTGTTCTATTTGCTATCAGCATTGAAAGTGAATTTGCACTTCCGTAAGAAAAATAAAATGATGGTAAAGTATAAATTGCAATATAATTATTTGAGCCTCCAAACTGCCACAAAGTCCTATTTGTAAGACCTATATTTGCAGCTCCAAAGCAATTTCCTACTGCTCCAGTAGTTCTTGAATAATAACTTATGTGTGTTGAATTTAAATTCAAAGAAGTTGAAGGTGTAATGAAGGAATTTGCGTACGCATTTGTACCATTAGGCAAAGCTCCATTTGCGCTGTGAGTCCATCCACCGATAAAAGAAAGTCTAAACGCGCCATCAGTGTCTAATGGATTTTTCAAGTTAAATTTGTGAGTCGTTGCAGTTCCACCTACAAATGGATATAACGCATTGAATTTAGTCCAAATAGAATAACCTTTTAAATCTAATACAAGTTGGTTAACAGCGTTCTTTTGCGTTACATCAGTTATTCCCGTAGCTGTTATAAATGCTTGTGCATCGGCATCGTAGGCGGGTGCTTTTGGCATTAAAGAAATTATTTTGTAATAACTCATTATGCTTGTGTTGTTACTCCGACAACATCAAAAGTATCATCCGTTGCGTTATAAATAAGACCTAAATAAGTTGTTTTACTTACAACCGTTGTTGTTGGTAAAGTAACTCCTATCACTCTGTATTTCGTTCCGTATGCAATACTTCGAGCAGTTCCGTTATCCTTAATTCTTATGATTAAATCTTTACCCTCATCCCAAGTTCCAGTTGGATTTGCTAAAGTTAATCCAACCGCTTGAGCTGTAATTTTTACAAAGTCATTTGTGCTTGTTGGCGTTACCGTTGCCGAACTTGTTACACTTTGAACACGTGGCGTTAATGGTGCTTTTAAAGCCAAAGCATCGAACACTCCGTTTGAACTTACAGCGTTTGCGCTTGCATCCGTAGGAACAGAATCAACTGCAGGAATATTTGAGGTTAAAGCAATAGTTCCGCTTGCATCGGGTAAATAATGGTCTCTACTTTGAGTTAATCCACTTGTAAAAAGATTAGATTGTATAGCGTCGGTCAAATGTATTTGCATAAATCCATCTTCAATAACTAACATTTTATGACCTTCGGAATCTTCAATGTGAAAGTCATTATCAGTTAAATGAATGCTACCATACGCATCGTTTGGCGCGTCGTAAAGCCATACTTTGTTTGCGTACAAATCTTGATTTCCTAAGTTTACATCTGCAGTTGCGCCATTGTAAGGTACTAATTCGTCTAAACTATTTAATTTTTCCCAAACTGCATTTGTTGCCGTGCTATCTGTACAAATATAAATATCTCCATCGTCTAGAATCCATCTAGAACCAACGTAAAAGCCTTGTGTACTGTCGTTGTTTAAGTCAGGAACAATATTGAATTTATGGTTTACTTCACGAACTAACGTACCGTTACCATCCATTACATATTGACTGCCAGCTTCCCACTTCAACTCGTAACCTACAGCGCAAATTTGAGCAATACCTTTATAACCGCCAGTTTGTGCATCTATTGTACCCTCTCTAAGTCTTGAAGTGTTCTCTAATAAGATACCAGCGGTATCAATAAATGCAATATCGTTTGTAGTTGTATTTCCTACGTCTGTTACACTTTGTAAATCTGAAACTGCAAGCCCTGCCAAAGCGTCAAAAACTGCATTACTAGTTACAGGATTTAAACTGCCATCTGTAACCGCATCTTCTATTGGTATATTTATATTTATTGCCATACTATATTGAATGTTTCATCTGTTAAACTTGGAACGGTTACGGTTGTTGTATTTCCGTTCACTATAAAATTGTAGGTTGTATCTGGCAAAATCAATAAACCACCACTAACAACCGTTTCTGAATATGTACCATCTGAATTTTCAACAGTTGCCTCTTCACAAACAATAGGAGGATTAGGAGAAATTGGATTCATTGGAATAGCACAACTTCCATAACTTGCTACTTCAAATGTAATACTCATAACCCAACCTGCAACATAATCTAAATCAAGATTGTTTAAAGGCGACATAGTTGCACTTCCAACAACATCTAATTCAATGTCGTTATCATTAGTGTAATATACATACATATCTTTTAGTATCAACTGACAATCAGATATAATATTATTAAGATTTGCTCTATCAGCTTGTATTAAATCAACGCAATATATGTCTACTGTGAATTGATTTGTGTTTAGATTCTCGGTATCACTTGTTGGTGTAACAAATACAACTGGATACTTCTCATCTATTGTAGCAAAGTTAGGCATCTGCTCTCTGAATTCTCCTCCGTACTTTTTTATTTGTAGGTGAGCATTGCAGAATGCTTCTATTTTATTTAATAGTGATTTGTAGCTTGTCATAACGTTGCTGATTGTTGTATTTTATTCATCTTGTTTTGCACAGAAGTAATATCAGATTCTACTACTACTGCCTTGACTATCATTTGACCACCTTGATTCTGTTGTCCGTTTGCTCCAAATGTATTTGCGTTGTTATTAGCACCGTTTAAAGTAACGCTAGGAGTGGCTGCTTGTGTAGAAGTATCACCTCCACCACCTCCTGCTGCTGTTGGTGATGCAGTTGTTGTTGGTGTTCCTTTACCACCATATCTCGCAGAAGCAATCTTTAAGATATTACCTGCAGCCATTGCTGAAGTAGCAACAAGTCCTGCTATTGCACCAGGATTTGGTAAACCTAAAACAGTTAACGGATTTGTTGACAAGAAAGAAGTAATTGCTTTATACCCATCTATTGTAGCCATTCCTAGATTCATTGCTTTTTGAATATAGAACTGTTTTTTTGCTCTTTCTTCTTTTGACTTCTCATCTTGCTTACCATAGCTATTAGATACTGCAAACATTCCTTCAGCTAAAGAGTTTACACTTTGTGCATACTTAGACGCAATATCTGCTTTCTCACTTAATAGTTTAAAATGATTTGCTCTTTCAATCTCAGCATATTTAGCATCAATCTCAGCAATTCTTTCAGCAGTTTGCTCAGCTAAAAATACCTTTGCATCTGCACTACTTCCTAAAGCTATTAAATCTGCTTCACTCTTTGCTTTTACATCTGCTATTTCTTTGTCTTTAGCAGTTTGACTTGCAGCATCTTTCATTGATTTTAACAAAGCTATTTGCTCTAATTCTTTAGCTGCATCTGCTGCCTTCTTTTCTTTTTCTTTTTCAGCTTCTTTTTGATTTATCTTATCTCTTGCATCCCCCGCTAAAAGACCATACATTTCAATTAGCTTTAACTTTTCTTCTTGTTCTTGTTTCGTCTTAGCAACCTTAGCTTGTGTATCTTCAATCAATCTATTGTAAGCAATCTGAGATACTTTCAATTCTTTTTGAACTCCTTCATCCATTAACTGAATATCCAAGTCTTGATACATTCGAGCAGCTGCTAATCTGTCTGCTTGATATTTCTTTTCTGCTTCAATTTTTTTAGCATTAATTTCTCGTTGTTTATCTGCATTAGATTTAGCATTTTTAGAACTTTCATCTGATTGTTTTTTAGCATCTTCCTTTTTACGATTAGCTTCGGTCTTATCAATCACCTCAATCTGATGCATAGAATCTTTGACTACTTCTCTTTGCTCGTTATATGATTTTCTTAAAGCTAAAATCTCCTCCTCATCTAAATCACCACTCAATCTCGCAGCAATCATTTTTTGTTTAATTGCCTCTAGTCTTGCAGCTGCAGTTTTTAAAAGCCAGTACTGTTTTTGCTTTTCCATATAAACAGTATTCTGACCATCAAGTTTAGCCATTTCAATCTCTCTATCGAAACCTGCTACTACTGCTGCACTCTTTTCTTCGTATGCTGCTGCAGTTTTTTCGGCTGCTGCTGCTTGTGCATCTGCTGCATCTTCTGCTGCGTTATTAGATAAGCCTAACCAATCGCACAAATCTTTGAATGCTTGAACAACCATATCAATAGCATCACCTATCCAACCGAATACTTTACCTACTGCATTAAGAATTGGCTTTAAGATTCCGAGTTTATTCATCACCAAAGCAATGACTGCGACAATGGCTACAATCGCAGCAACTAATAAAAAGATAGGATTTGCTAGTAATGAAATACCAAACTGAATGAAGGCTTTAGATAAACTACCAACAACTGAAACTAAACCTTTAATACTATTTCCAATCGTAGCAGGTGATATACTTCCTAATGTTTGCTGAAACATCTTAGCTTTACTAGCAGCTTCTTCAAAGTCCAAAGACATCAAAGAATCTTTCATTGAACCGAATGAATTTGAAACCTGCTCAAACTTACTACCTGATGCAAATACTGCTACTTGTTCATTAGCATCTGCAAGTTGGTCTTTAAGCTCACCTGCTCTCATAGCAAGTTCCTGCATCTGTTTTGGGTCTGTTGCATTTGCAAGGTCGCCTTTCAGCTCACGAAGTTCTGCCTTAATAGCTGCTAAGCCATTTAATTTAATAGGAATCTCAATCGGTGATGCTGCCATATTATATAATGGTGATTATTGAAGTTGTGTTTTAAATGATTAGAATGACACCTATACAATTGTAAATATTCTGTTTGCTAATACTACTTTGCCTATGTCTGTTCGCCATCTAACACTTATTGATTCTGTGCCATTAACAGTTGTTGTTCCTTGCAGTGTAACATCTTCAACATAGGTATTATAATATCTAGACCTTTCTGTAAACGGTATTTGAGTATTGCCTTTATAAAGTGAAAAAACATTAGTATCACCAAGTGACTGTGTAGGGTCAAAAGCAACCCCATTAAATACACTACCTAAAAATATAACAACGGTAGCACTTCCTGTTCCTAGATTTCCAGTAATTTTTGCTAAAGCTGTATTTGTTATCCCTCCTGAATTTGTAAACGCCAAAAAGCTATCTAAAATCCCCATTGGAATAAGGCTTACATCAGTTGGCTTACTTATTGTTCCAGCGCCAAATGCAATTGACCCCGCAGTTGACAGTAATCTACCATTAAATGTAGCATTTGCTCCTAATGCCGCTGCCGCAGCAACCGCAATGAAATTACCATTTAGAACATTATTTGCTCCCAACCCTAAAGCACCATTTGCTAAGAAAAATACATTAGCAGATTTCACTCCCCCAGTAAGTTGAACTGTTGTAGATGGTGTTGTGTTTAGAGCTCCAGTCGACCTAAATACAAATATATCATTTACACCACCATTTAAGGTTAGAACCCCAGTTATTGACATTGCGCCAGCAACATCATAAATCCCAGCTGTTAATGTTTCTCCACTACCGAATGATAATCCGTGAGTGCCTGTTGCTGTAAGGTTGTTGATATATAAAGTTAATGCTTGCAAATCTATCGTAGCAATTTGAACAACGTTTCCTGGTATTGAAAGATAGTGCCCATTGAAATCTACCTTATACGTTCCTGCAGGAGGAGTAAATTCTAACCCTGAAGCAACAACATCAATATTTGAGGTTGTTTCAATTTGAGTGCCTGAAGTTATAGAATATACAGCTCCAGATAAAAGCGTATTAACTCCATCCACAAATCTATAAATACCATCTTCGGTAACTACACCATCGTCACCTTCTATGATGCCTTTAACACCAGGCATTACAATGTTATTCCTACCTTTAATAATTACATCTGCTCCCACCCCTACTGCATTTGTATTATTTGCAATTGTTTCATTCACTCCTGTGTAAACATGAGTAAAAGCACCTTGAGGTTGTTTGGTAATCTTTGTTTTAAATGGAGCAAAATCTATCTCACTATCTGTAGATAATAGTTCAACTTTTGTTAGTTGTTTGTTGTTAGCATCGTAATCTATTACCTTGTTTATTGACCACCAAGAATTATCTATTCTAATCTTGTCATTTAGCTTTAAACTCTGAATATCATCTTCTTTCAAATTGAAGTAGGCAATCAACATCTTGCCAGTATTAATTTGGTTTATTGTACGCCTCCAATATGAATTATAAAGATTATTATCTGTCGGTGTGTAGAAGTCGTAATACATATAATCACACAACGCAAAGTTGATGTCTAATGTAGGATTCAACGCATCGTCATAGTGATGCATCAAAGGATATTCTAAGATACCATACATTCCTGCAGAGCCTGAATCTATAATTGTATATTGGCTACAAGACTTCATGCCACCATCATACAAAATTCGAATGTTAGTCTTAGGAGAACTACCTGCCACTATTGGCACATAAGCACCAAATGTTGTTTGACCAATTGGTGAAGGGGAAAAGATTAATTCTTTTGTATCAATTTTTTTTACATACTCGTTATCAAAGATATATTCTACTTGACCGTATACTTCTCTTGTAGTATCGTAGTAAGTTACGTTAGGTGTATCCTTGTCTTGCTTGTATGTAAGTATAAGTTTTTTTGATGCTAGTTCTGGTAAGAAGTTTAATACTTGTTCTTTGTCTTTTGCTAGTTTGTAAGTCCAGTCTTTTTCTATGCCACTATCATAGAAGTCATCTCTAGTTTTTAATATTAGTGTATTTGCATTGTCCGTATCTATTTCAACATATAGATTGAACATTTGAAATATTGACTTAACAAAATCTTTTTGCTTTATCTTGTCAGGTACAAATTGATTCATATTTAACACCGTGCCTACTGCCAAAGTATTAGATGAAATATTAGCAGTCAATTTTAAAGATGTGTAGTTTAACTGAGGTGTCATTATAGCAGGAACAACTGCAGGAGTTACCCAGTGTAATGTTGTATTTGAGTTATCTACACCTACACCTATTTTAAATGTTAATTGTGTTCCTGCATTGACATTGCTTATTGGTAACGTGAAATGATTGTTTAAACTGATTATCGTTGTTGTACCAGGCGCATATGGTGCAGAATTTATACCATTAGTAATTACATCATAAGGAGTAGAAAAAACAAATATTGGTATGGTTGGAAAATTACTTCTAAACACTTGTATTTCTAAAACATATCTTTGTCTAGGAAGCGTAGAATAAGAATAGTCGGTATTATACAAACTTAAATTAACACCAGTTGCATTGACAAGCTGAATATCCCCTATAATATCTATACCAATGTTAATTACCTCTGCCCCTGATGCAGGAAATGGACAAGTGTAAACGCCAGTAGTAGGATTGAATAAGTTTTGACCGTCTAGTATCTCAGTAAATGAAGTTAACTGCTCTGAAAATCCTATAGTGTACGGTGTTTGAACTATACTTACAATATCCGCAGCGTGAGTTTCTTCAACTGCATAGTTCGAATAAGGCATAGTAACTAAATCGCCACTATATGGAATAATAAGTTTATCAAATCCACACGCAACTAACGAAGACCATTCATAATTATATCCTGCATTTTGAAAGATTCTATCAAAGTAAACCTTTGCATAAATAGCAGGTCGAAATTCAGCAAGACTGTATAAGTTACCAGTATTCCAAGTCAAGCCATATTTATAGCCATCTGTTACATCATGCGTAAACGACGAATAAATATTAGCTGAAGATATAGCATGATTCAAATCTGAATAGTCAATGTCTTTTAGCTCTTTAGTATCAATATCAGTAAAGAATGTTGACGCTTGGTCTTTAATCAATACCGAGTATTCAATATCTTGTTCAAAGCTAGAGTCCTTTTGAATCTTATTAACTGACAACAACTGCACAAACGCATCTGATAGAATAGGAATACCATTTTGAACAACTGTACATTTAGTCAAGGCATTGATATTAAATGTACCCGCTACTATATTGACATCGTAGTAATGGTTAAGCAAGTCGTGGTTATTCTTCGTTCCAACAAGTGTGATAGTCTTCGAGAATGCACCTGCTCTTTTGCTTACATCTCGAATGTCTGCTATACCAAAGTTTAAAGGAAAAGCAGTATCTTCTTTGACATCTAAATAACCTGTTGCTAGTTGTATTCTTACATTATACATTGATAGTGTTTTGATTTGCGAATGTAACTGTTATTGACTTCTTAAATAGTTTCTTGTTTCTTTGCTTATTCACTTCAAATGAATTTTCATTTATTATAACTGCTGCATAAGTTTCGTCAGGCATTTTTAAATAAACCAAAGGCGAAGTTATCAACTGCTCAAAGTAGATAGACATTTCTTCAGTCATCCAGTTAGTATTCAAGTCTAATGTTTTAGTAACATTAGATGAATAGATGCTTTGCCCGAATGATTCTGAAGTGTAACCCCATTCTTGACTTGTAATACTTCCTTGAACATCTCTATTGAATCCTTGTTTTTGAACCGTTCCTTTCTCATACGCTCTCAACTGAAAAGCAAATGATCCATAGCTTCCCATCCTATCTAAGAACAATAAAGAATAATCTTCTATTACACATCTCTTGTCAATGTTCACACGGTACTTTTGTGAATGCTGAACACCTGCAGAATTTGTATACCAAAAATCATAATACTCAGTAGTTGTATTGATAAGAGGACCAGCACCACTTACTACGGTCAAACTACCATAATTACTAGGACCTACTGGTACACCTGAAATATACGAGCTTGTGTTAATTGCTTTCTTAAAAATGCTACCTGCATTATTTTGAAAGTACACAAATCCTGTGTCTACTTTGGCATTACCAAAATTAATTATCAAGTCTTGATTATATGTAGAATAAAAGCCATTTGTCGGCATATCAGTAAGTAATAAATCTAAACTATTGTTTAAGATATAATTTGCACTTTCAAAAGTAATCCAATTTTGAAAAGACATTGCACCATTAAACACATAGCTATTTGTAACACCTAGTATATTTTGTATAACAGTTTTTCTATTGTCTGAGTAGCTTACCGTTCCATCTATCAAAGCATTTGTTACTTGCGACCAAAGAGAGTTGACTGTAAACGAAGTAGTACCAACAACTGACAATACGGTAAACAATCCTTCCAAGTTTGGATTAGCTGCTCCACCATCTGATTGTATTATTCTAACTTGGTCACCTACTACATACGAATGTGTTGCAGTTATTCTTACGTTACCTGCGTTATTTGTCAATGAAGATGTATAACTTACTGTTGTTATAAACTCCTCACCTACCATTACATCATACTTATAATATGAATTAGCAGCATCGTAAGCCGTAGTGTTATACAAATTACTATCGTAACTTACTTTAGTTTGAAGTAGCTTTGATATATCTATCTCACCATAACCAGTTAAGTACTGCGGAAACACTCTGTACTGCGCTATTTGAACATCCGTAACCGCATCGTAAACATCAAATATGTATCTGAATCCTAGTTCATTTTTGTTTGTTGAATCTACTATAAACTTGCATGGGTTATACGCAGGTGTGAATACTTGGGGTGATGCTAATTTTGTCGTTGCCATATCTTATAATGGTTAATTTTTTATTCGTGTTTTAGAAGCTGAAGTAACTATCGTCAGTATAGTAATTGTCTTTTATGAATCGACCTGCATACTGAATCGCATCCATTGCATCGTCAAATAGTTTCACAGGCTCATCCGTAATTGAATCGCCTACCTTCTTCCACTTGTAGTTCTCATATTCTCTTTTAAGATTTGGATTATCAAGGCATATCACTCCGAATGTTTTAACGTTGTCAATTCCTTTTTTAACGCCCTTCGTTGCGTTGTTTATATTGTACCCTGCGATTTGTATCTCTGCTATTATTTCAGGCCTTGAATGGTCGCCTAAGATGTCAGCATTCTTATCAACTCCAATCTCATTCATTCTCTCTATCAACATAGTGGTAGTTAGATAGCTTTCATAGATTACTGATTCAATGAATATATCTTTCTCATGCCAGTATACCTTTATTAATGCAGTTGGATGGTTATATCCAAAGTCTAACCCATAACAGAATGATTCAAACCTAGCAGGTCTTTCTTTAACAAATTGCCAGTTACTATAGATGTTCGTTTTAGATGTTGTCTTCTCACCTAATGCATAGATTTGATACAATGCTTCATCTGTTCGTTTCAAGTCTTCTATCTGTCGCTTGATTGAATCAGGTAGGAATGGATTGTCTTTGTATGTAGATTTTATTAGGATGCTTTCGTCTTCAGGAAGTTCGTATAACCAACTTGAACTATCAGAAGGATTATAGTCAAATATCATTGTCGATTCAGTTCGCATATTCAACTGCTGAAAATCTTCAAACCATAACTCATTGGCTTCATTACACCAACCGATATCTCTTTTTCGACCTCTTATCTTTTGCTCGTCATCTACTGAAAAAAACTCAACTATAGATCCGTTACCAAAACGATATATATTCTCACTCTTATTATGGCTCGTCACCTCATAGATTTCTAAGTCTTTCATTATCTCAAAGAAATCACGCATCACAGTTGCTCTTAAAGCAGGAAACGTCTTTCTAACTATTGATACTACCTTGTTAGGATTCTGAAGGCAGTAGACAATTATAACCTGACAAAGTGAATAGGTCTTGCTTGAACGTGAGCCACCTTGATTGATTATGAATCGTGTAGCTGAATCAGATAAGGCAGTATAATTCTGCTCAAAGATTTTAGTTGCTTTGATTTCCACTTACAATTGTTACTTTGATTTCGTTTATCTTTTCTCCTTGAGATGTAACATCTGTTTTTTCAGTAAGTGAATTTAATCGTTGTGTAATACTTGGATTGAATTGCCCGACCATACCTCCTTCGATTTGGTCTTGACGAATGACTTTCTTTATATGTGAACAGATAGTCCTATAATCGTTATATCTCTCATCTGTATTATCAAAGTAATGATGTATATCTGAATAATTTATAAAGCAAAAGTTCTCAAATCCTTCCATTGTAAACGGTGGTGTATGAAATTCAGACTTCACTCCTGCTGCAGTTGCTTTCTGTATCTCTCTTGGCTTTATGCTTGCCTTATACTCTTGGAATAGTTCGTATAGTTTCTCAGGTGTTTCTATATACTTATGTTTTGCCATTATTCGTATTTTTCTAGTTTTCTAAATAACACATTTTGTGTAATACATTTTGTGTAACTTTCTATCCTTTGACACTTTGAATGTAGTTGAATGCTTGATAAAGTAGTTGTATTTGTCTTACATCTGATTTAATGAAGTTTGAGTCAATATCTATACTCATTCCTTTCTGTTGAAATATGTATTCTTTAACGGATGCTATCATATAGTCAAGATTCATTTCTTCTTAGTTCGTGTTTTTTTCACTACTGGAACTTGCTCAGGTGCTTTCACTCCAGATAATTGAGCCATAGCAAGAGTATATGCTTCATCTACAATCTCTTCAACTGTAGCTTCAGCTTCAAAGATATGACCTAATCCGTTTCTTGAATACCAATCATAATGCTTTGGTAGTATTTTATCAATTATTACATTTTGATTGCCTAATACACTATTATACACAATAACAGTCTTGCCTTTATATTCATCCTTTATTTGCATTTTTCTCATATTCGTTTATTAATAAAAATATTATATGACTAAGAATCGCAGCAGCAACAAACTTGTTTGTGTATTCATAATCATTCCATATTGCTACAGTCATTCCAATAGATAGAACAAATGTTATTAATGCTATCCATCTACTCATAATGGTCTTTTTTCAATTCGTGTTTTAATCGTCTTAAATCTGATTTCATTTCAGTTATCATTGCGTGTGCCGTGAACACAGATATATTAAAATGGTCTGCAATGCTTCTAGTCGTGTTATATCCTTTGTCGTGAAACGTCTCAAAGAATATTAGTTTGATTCTGTCATCTACTGTATTACGATATATTTCTATAACTGACTTCTGCTCCTGGTAGTTCAATTCAAATAGAATCTTATCTTTCAATTCATCTTCTGCTTCTTCAATAGGCATATTACTTTCTACACTATTGACTATCTCTATCTTGCTATTTGTATCTCTAAACAGTAACTCACATTTGATAAAATGAAATAGAAAGTCTTGAACGTTTCCGTATTTAAACTTTGACTCGTTTTTTAAACAATTCAGATAAGCATTAGAAATAACAGTATCTGCTTCAATTCGTATTTTTATACGATTCAAAAGATACATTGTGTATTTCTTCACATCAATGTAGTGCAGTTGAATATATCTATCTAGTGAGTCCTTCATACCAAATAAAAAAGTCTTTAATGAATATCTTTCGTCTCACCATTGAACAGAAACAATCTTTGCTTTTGATCCCGTTTACTCTTGCGTAAATTGCATCTAACTTCTTACAAGTTATCTTCGCAGTTTGAATAGTTGAATCAGCTATCTTGATTGATTCGATATAGATTAATTCATCTTGCTCAAACATAATGATGTAATGTAAGTTAATAACGATGTGATACAAGCAAACGTAAAACTGCCTGAGTAGATTAAGCCACTCCAAAACCCCATACATTTAAAACAACCTAAGCCTGAATAAATCCAGTCGGTTAGAAAGTGAATAGGCAAATAGTTGAAAGTCCAATCTATTACAAACTGAATAGGCTCGAATTCTACAAACCACCAAGCAAAAGCAATTACTGATATTATTTCTAGTAACATACGATTTTGTATCTATTTATTAATGAAGGATATAAATATGTTCCAGTTGCTTTAGCACATAAGTCAGGTTGTGCAGTAGTATTATAATCTGATATCCAAGCACCATTTGCAACCATTTGTTCGTGTTGTTCGTAACAACTACAAGTATTACTAACAGGCACAGTTGCTTCTTTTTTACAACTTACTAGAAATAATACTGATATTATAATTAATTTCTTCATAGACGTTTTTTTCTTCAAATATAAGATTAAATTCTAATCAATTTGCTTATATAACAAATTAATTATAAATATGTATATTAAATTTCTCATTCTTTCGTGTTTTTAGTTAGTCCATCTTTCCAACCTCGCATGTATTCAGCGTGTTTTTCTTGCTTTTCCATTTCTTGGGCTTCATTCATTATAGAATCAATCCATTGATAATTGTTACCATAAAAAGCTGAATAACTTGGTATTGTTTCAAGTTCTTTTCGCAACCATTCTACTGCTGTCATAATTTTAGTTTTAAAGGTTGTGTTAAAATATTCTTCTGCTGTGGTAACTCCATCTGTTCCAACATCTTCCCAAGCATTTATTATTTGTTGTGTTTCCTTCTCTAATAGTGTATCTTCAATCCAATGCACAAGTCCTTGAGTATCTATTTGATGACCTTCTAAAATTAATTTTTTACAATGTTCTAGTATTTCTGTTACGGCTGTTTCCATCTTATTAATCCAATGGCTATTACACCTATTATTATTTCTCTACTCATCTTATCTATTTGTTTATGTCAACACTATGATAACGTTACCTAACAGACATTGAAACGTCAGTTAGCCTTTCGTTATATGCCATTTTAATACACCCTTGCAATCTCATAGACTTCATCAATTAAATGATAATGGGTTGCAAATTTTACCATTGCATCATTTAAACTACTTGCTTCTATATGTACCATTAAATCCTTATCCATACTTCGGTATTGGAATAAAAAACGGCACATAACAGCACCTACCAAAAAGGCGGGGCTTTCGGCTTCGTTAGAAGCATTTGTTGGTTTATTAAATTTTATCATTTCTATTAAATTTTGTGGTTAAAATTCCGCCCTTTTGGTAGCTACCAAACGTTACCAGTAATGCTACGAAACCGACTCACCTGACAACATTTCGTTTAGTGTGTAAAAAAACTTTCCTTTTTCTAAATCACACCCTTCAACTTTCAAAGCAAGTTCTTGTATATGCTTATTAGCTACTCTTATTTGACCTAACGAATACGAATATTTGTCATTAGCAACTTCATTCCACACTTCAATAAGACTTTGTAAGTCTTTAGCTTTATCTGCTTTATCTGTTATTTTTTTAATGTTTGACATATAATTAATTTTTAAGTTTATAAATAAAAAGCACTACTGGTAACAATCACTATACAGCAGTTGCCGAATCTACTAAACCGCATAGGCAACCGCAGTATAGTTTTAACGTTATACATCTTTTAACTTTGCTTTATATTTCAAAAGTAACTCTTTTAATTCAATCTTCGTGTATTTTTTTGTTAAATATGCTTTTTCACGCAAAATAATGAATTCGTCTTTTCCTATTTTCTTTTCTAAATTAACACCGTACAAAATTAAGTTTCCGTGTAAAAAAGTGTTACAATATTCACATTGAAGATGTACGTTATTCTCATCAAATCTCACATTTGCGTGTCCTCCACTTGAAAAGTAGTGTCCTGCGTTCTCTTTTTTACAAGGCTTGTCGCAAGATATACAATTCAATCCTGCATCACGTTTGCGAATCCAAGAATTAAACACCTGCTGTGTCATCTTCAAGTAGTCTTGCAACGTTAACATATCTTCTTTCTGCTTAATCTTCTTTTCTTTCTTTATACTGGCAAGATTCTTCAATGCTTGTGCAGTTTTTAAACATACTTCGCAACGATTAGTTGATAAAGTAGAATTAAACTTTTGTTTAGGCTCAAATGATTCTTTACAATCCTTACAATATTTCATCTTCTTGTTGTTTAATTAGTTCCTTCTTCAAATATAGTATTTGTAATCTTAAAGCATCATTTGTTCGTGTTAATGCAGTATTATCGTCTTGAAGCATTTTAAAGACTTCTAAGCTATAGTTCAAATCATTTGCTTCACGTAGTATCACTTTTTGTTTTTCTTCGCTTACACGTTCTAATGCACTTCTAAAAAGCAATCTATTGATGCTTATCTTTATGTTTAGTCTTGCAGTTGCTATATCTGTATCTTTCATAATACGTTTTTTCCTTCGTTTAAAAATTGTGTTCCGTTCTGTAATTTAAACATAACTGGCTCAGCAGCGAATGTAGGCTTACCACCAGTTTCAGTTTCTTTAACTTTCTTAATGTGAACTTCTGTAAACATCCAAAAGTTAGTGTGCATTGGATATCTATGAATAACAACAAAATCATCTGCACGATTTCCCCACTTACCACCACCTTCAGCATCTGCCATATTTGGTGCTTGTGGCATACCTTCATAATCACCTGCTTTGTGCGTTTTTCTTAATGCTTCTGTTGCTGCGTGAATACACATATAAATTGAAGTATTCGTTTTTTTAGCAAACAATCGAAGTTTAGTAGCCATTTCATAATCCAAATCGTGTGCATTAGCAAACTTTGGCTTTAAGAATGAATTGTGAGGGTCAATCATTAAAGTATCATAATCACCTAACACTTGAACTTCTTTCATAAATTCTTCTATAGTCCAAGCCTTTTGTGCATCTATAAAATCAAAATGCGATTCAATAAAGTTTTTGCAGTTGTCTAGTTGTTTAGGTAACATATCTTTAATCTTGCATCCAGCGTATAATTCAATCAAATTGCGTTTCAATCCGTTAACACTATTTTCGGCTGAATAAATTAGATGTTTAAGATTATGCTTTTTAGCCAAACAAAGCAAGTACCATAAAACCCAATACGTCTTACCTACATTTGCGTGTCCTAACACAATATTGAACGAAGCACGTTTGAATCTTAAGTTAACATCTAAATCAATACCTAATCCTAAACCCAAAGGTATTTTATCTAACCTAGACAATTCTAAAAATTCATCACTACTTCTGTGGTTAACTATCATTTCTTTTTTGTTTTTATGTGAAAGCCATTTACATCAATTTCATTTCCCCATTGGTCGGTAGAAATTACATCCGCTTTTGTATTTATTACATTATCATTTACATTATCATTAACAGTTATGTTTGTTATCGTTTGTAATGATTTGTTATCATTTGTTATAGATGACCATCTTTTCGCCATTCCTTTCTTACCTGCTTCACTACGTTTACACTTGATTTCTAAGAACTTAACTAAATCACGTTTTAATTGTTGTTTGATTGGTGTAAATGCTAAATTAATAATAATATCTTCACTAATTGGATTTTCATCATTAACGTAGGCAAAGATGAACTTTATTAGTTCACCCGCCTTTTCGTTAGATAATTGATTAAACAGAGCATTCTGGTCTGCGTATAGGATAAATCCTTTTTTATCTTCTGCCATAATATTTATATAAATAATTCTTTTTGTAATAAATCACTTGAGTACAAAAAACAACTTTTCTCTGTTACAAATGATTTTTTTAGTTTATTTATAATTTCTTGCTTACTTTTAAAATACTCAATATAAGCATACTTATTTTCTAATTGAATACAAACGTATACTTCTGCCTTTAAGTGCTCTGTAATACGTTCTAAACAGCAATTAAACGTAAATGTTTTTGCTTTAGTAGTTTTTATTTGGTAAGTAAAACCTTTCTCATCTGAAAAATCAATTTTTTGGTAGTCTCTATCCGCTTTTTGTTTAAATAATTGCTCTCCTTGATAGGTAGCCAAGAACCATAATTCAAATATTTTTTCTCCTATAAAGCCTGTAGACTCCAGTTTAATTTCTTCAGGTATTCTAATTTTCGCTAAATACGTTCTCATTATACATTAAGATTAAATTTATATAATTCTCCTTTTAGTAATTTTTTTGTTTCTTCAATATTGTTTTCATAAATATGAGCATTACCAATAAAAAAAGTAATATTATTTAAAGGCATATTAATTAATTGACTAACTAAATAAATTTGGAATAAGTCGCTAGGCAAACCTAAACAGCAATCTGCACTTCGTTGATATACGGTTAAGTTAATTTTTCCCTCTAAATTTTGAAATTGTATTAAACTTAAGCAAGGCAACTGATTTGTTTCTACACCTGTTTCCCCTATAAATAGTACATAATTTTTTGAAGGCCTTAAAGAATTAATTTTTTCTATTAACTCAGGTAACTTCTTGAAATAAGTAGGATAAGAATTTATTAACTTAGGGGCACAATAATCCCACCAAAAAATGTCTTTATTATTATATTCTTTAATTAAAGTCTCCCCCTCCATATATAAATCTAGTTCTTTACTTAACTTGTTCTTTGCCACTTTGTGCTCTAAAAATAATTTTTCTAATTCATTTTTAGAAAAACTTAAAGTCTGGTTTATTAAATAAATTGACCCATTTTTTTTAGCTGTTTGGAATTTTCCTTGTTTTAAAATTTTGTTCAGCAACTTGTAATACTTGTTCATAATAATAAAAATTAAATAAATAAAAAAGCCCTTAATAAATCCGTTGCGTCTGACTTCAACTTCATTAAAAAGGGCAATAATTTCTTAAGTTCCTATATTGTCAGACGGAAACTTTTACAAATATAACTAAATATTCTTAATATTCAAATCTTTTTTGCTAATTATTCCTCTTCTGCTATCGCATTCATCTTCCCATTCATCTAATAGCCAAACATCGTATATTAAAGTTGGTAATACATCAGCTTTTAATATCGCATCTTCTTTGGAATTAGCTTTGCCAATCCAGTATGCTGGTTGGTTGTTTCGTGTGTAAAATACTTTATAATACATTTCGTTTAAATTTAGGTGAGCATCCAAATAAAATAGTTCTTTCAAACATTCCTCTATAACCTTTCTTGATTTTGTGCTTTTTGATTATATCAATAATAATTTTATTAAACACATCTTCTTCAATCTCATAGAAATCATAGTTAATTACTTTTTGTCCTTGTGCATTTAATACTGCATTTTCAACTAATAAATCAAAGTTAGCTGAAGGTGTTGCATTGAAATATAGCAACTGGTAACATTCTAATATAGCTTTATCGTACATAGTTAAAAAATTAAGGGGCTTTTACACCCCGTTAAATCAAAAAGGCAAATCGTTTGCTTCAGATAGTTTAGAACTCGTTGACTGCATCGACATACCAGTAGGTTTTGCTTCTACTCTTTCAACGAATTCAGCTTTAATAATCTTGCCGTCAGTCCAAGCTACTTTACCGTTACCTACAAAGTTCTTTTTAACTTTTGATTCTCGGTCTTCTTTTGATTGCTGAACAAAGATACTAGCATTGTTGCCATAGTCATCTTGTTTGTCGTTTACACTCATAGTATACTTATCGTAACCACCTTGTGCATTTTTGATACTGAAATTAATTAAACTACTCATCTTAAAATTGTTTTTAATTGTTCGTAATATTGACGTGCCACCTTGACACGTTCAATTATCTTTGCTTGTGCTTCTTCGTCTTTTTGCACAATAAATCTTTTTACTCTTAATTCATTCGGTATTTGGTCGAAATTGTGTGAAAGCTGAACTGCATCTCTTACATCTAAATCTTCATCAATTAAATGTAACTTCCAATGTTCACGTCTTACTTCATCTTCCACTATCTCAAATGGTGTATTCATCAAACAATAAACTAACTCACTACTATTGTGATTCGTTAGCATCATATAACCTTGTAACTGCCAAAAATAATCTTTATTTTTCAAAGCAGAATCAAACATCGGAAATGTACTACCGTTCCAACTGCATTTAATGTCTGCTAAAAGATTATCTGTACAAATATCAGGCTCTCCTGTTAACCACTCATTGTTAAATCTTGTTTCGTTTTTTACTACGAAATCCCATTTAAGAACTTCTGATGCAAACTGGATAGCTTCATCTTCCATTTGTATTCCTTTGTCGGTATAACGTGAACTGAAGTCTTTATAAATTCCTAATTCTTTCTCTTTGAATACATCTTGAATGTATGTCTTTGCAGTTTCAGACAAAACCTCGCTTTTTGTACGAGATTCCGTCATTAACTTTCCTAGTGAACTGCATCTAAATAGTAATTCGCTCATAATAATTTGATTGTTGACTTTTGTAACTCAGTTAATTCAAATTGGTTTAAATCTGAAACTTTAGCTTTGCCTTCAGATATTGCAGTCATTGCTTTCTCAAATCGTTCTTGTGGCATTGTAGGTTTTTTATTAACGTGTTTAGTAACATCGTTTGCATCGTCATCTTGCATAGATAAAGATAACAAAGATTGAAGTGTGTAACGTCTAAAATAAGAAATACATCCTCCTAACTTTTGAGGATCATTCAACTCAGGTAGTTTAATCTCAGCATTAATATCTACACCGCTTTCAATGTCAACTATTACACTATGCACACATCCATTCATAATAGGCTGTAATAGCAGTAAATTGTACTTATGTAGTATCGGTTCAACTACATCTAAAATAGTGTTTAAATCAGCGTATTTTGATTTAAAGAATGGATTGTCAGCAGATTTGTTAATCTTACCAATTTCTTGTTTAGCTAAATGTAGCTTGAAATAAATTCCGTTTGGTCTTGGAATTGCGTCTTCAAAAGAAATAGATTGTTTCTCTTGTAATTCTCCTTTGATGTCAAAGGCTTTTGTTTCGTTTTTCATCTTGTTTTATTTTTAGATTGTTTACAAATATACTATTTATTAACTAATATATAACTAATTGTCGATATTTTTTCTTTATTTCTGCTATCATATTCATAAATAGTAGCAGTCATTGGATAAAGTTTATTCAAAATCCACTCATCAAAGTTAGCTAATACAATACTTTCAGCTACTTTATCAACTTTCTTTGTGTTTATGTGATGTATTGCAGCATCGTGATTTTTTAAATTAATTATTTTGGCAATGTCTTCGTAAATTATTCCTTTTTTTCTAAGCAATTTTGCTGCATTAGTCTTCATTTGTTGATAGAATACACCACGATATTTAAACTTAAAGTAATCTTTAATATCTCTTTCTGTTACTTCAGTATTACTGTTAATATATGTTTCAATTTCTGTCATTTTCCATTGATTTAAGCCATTGTCTAAAGGCTAGTTGAATATTTACTTGTTGGTCGATTAATTCGATGTCAGCATCTCGCATAAAGTAGTTGTCGAATCTTCTGATTGATGCTATTAAATCATTCGCTACCATCTTCATTTGTTGATTGAAATTTTGGTCTTCTAAGAAATCTGCTAGTACTGGCATTATTCCGATTGCTCCAAGTAGTTTTGTTTCTTGTTTCATAATGCTTCTATTTCTTGTTTAACTTCATTCCAATATTTGAATTGGTCATAACAGAATGCCGTTTCAATCATCAATACTTTATATTCAATCAATATCTCATCAACTGCGATTAATGCACATTGTTTGGCGTTAATTCTTGATTCAATTAATTCTTCAATTGTCATATCGAATACTGATTTAAATACAAATTTATTTGCTAACTCATTTGCTTTGTCTTTTGGTGTCATTTCATTTGTTTTATAAGTCCGAAAATATGATTCGCCTTTTGATTAAAATCTAATCCTTTGCCTTCATCTACTGTAGACTGTATTCTAATCTTTGTCTTCGTTGGTTCAACGTAGGTATTAACTGCCTTCGTTGGTTTAACATTTCTGTTTAACCACGTTTGAAAATTTTCTGCTCTCATTTCTTTAGTTTTAAAATAGTTTTTTTTGTATATTTTTTAAAGTTTTTTCAGTTGCTAATTTAAAAAAATCTTTTTTTATCTCAAATCCATATGCTTGTCTTTCGCATTGAACTGCTGCTAAAAGCGAACTTCCACTTCCTGCACAAGGGTCGATTACTACATCTCCTTTATCTGTGAAAATTTCTATTAATTGTTCTAATAAATTAACTGGCTTTTGTGTTGGATGTACTTTTTCAATATTTTTATCTTTTACCCAATCCAAACAATTAAAAACCATTTTACCATTATTATTAAATTTTGGCAATTTATCTCTATAAAGTAAAATAGCATATTCACAATTACCAACTACACGCATATTTGCTTTAAGAACTTGAGCCGAAAAGTTTTTGCGAAATACTAAATTAATATACTTATTTAAACCGTATTTCTTGGCTTTTTCAATTAATTCAAACTGTTGCTCAAATGCACAAAACACAATCATACACGGTGCTTTTCCAGTTTCTTTAGGTTCAGGCTTCATCATTGTTGAACAAAAATGCAAAAATTCAGTTATTCTAAAATCTTTATCAGTATCAAAAAATTCTTTATTTGCATATTCGCTTTCACCATTTTTGTTATCACCATCTTTATACCAAGCTGGATTAGAAGCATAAGCATTATTACCTAAATTATAAGGTATATCTGCTATTATTAATTGTGCTTTCGGAATATTATAACGTTTATAATTTTGAAAATGATCATTGTGTAATTGTGGTTTATAATTATTATTATCTTTTATAAAATTACTATAATCTTTTTTTTCTTCTGCTCTCATTTCTTTAGTTTTTTAAGTTCATTCTGTATTAACATTCTTTCGTATTCTTCTCTTTCAGCAGCATCAAATTCGTTGTTTCGATTATACTTTTTGATTCTGAAATCTGATAAGTATAACTGGTGTTCTAATTCTTTTATTCTCTCGTTCATCTTGTTTGTTGTTTAATTGTAAAATAATAATTTTCTGCAACATCTATTGCTAGTGTAATTTGATTCGCTGAATCCCAATCGCCTTCTTGAATGTAATAGGCTTTGATTTCTTCTAGTTCTTTGATTGTATCGTTCATAACTCAAATGCTTTAATCTCGTTAATAACTCTGAAATAACTAGCCATAATTCTCTTGGTAACAACCATTTGAAACTCGATTACTAAATCTGATTTTGGCTTGAATCCATTAGGTGCAGCAATTTCTACATTATACCTGCACATTGAATCGTACTTTTGATTTGATTGTTCTGCTAAATCTAATAAGTCGATTGCTTGATTAGTTAGCTTTGAAAGTTGTTTAATGTTTTTCATTTTGTTTTATTTTTAGTTAATTGATATATGCAAATATACAACGATTGTTTACAAATACAAACTTTATTAACAAATATTTTCATTTATTTTTAAGATGTCAATGTTTACAAGGCTTTCAAGATGGAGAAAAATACTTAATTAACGATATAAACTTACAAAATGTTAATTATAACGTTTAATTAAGACAAAAATTTTCCACTATAGATGGATTTAATACTGCTAAAAGTGTACTATACGGCACTTTTAAGTGTTTATTACGTTTATTAAGTGTTTTTCTCCTTCACAAGTGTACTATACTGCACTTTAGGCACAAAAAAAAGGAGGCTATTACACCTCCTCATTCAATCCAAACCTAAACAAAACAAAAATTTTAACTCTGCAAATATATTAAAAAATATGTGTTAACCTAGCAACTTGCCCATTATATTTTGAATGTATATATCCTTCTATTGCTTTTACACCACCACAAAAACCGTTTCTGTGATGCCAAGAATCTGTACCTGAAGGTGAACGTAAACTTTCAATCGTTATACCCGGAAAGTCTTTACCACTTTTGTGATGAATGTGATGTGTGTAAACGTATCTGTGTTTAGTGTTAGCCCAAAGTATAGAATGTTCTGTAGCATATAGCAATGGTAATGCTTCTAATTTGGCACCGTCTCCGTGTGTAGTGCCTATGAAGTTATCATAGTACTGAAATGCTTTGCGATGTTTTAAATCAACGTTAAAAACGATGTTTTCAGCTTTATGAAAATGTGCTTCAATAAGTTGTAGCAAAAAGAATCCGTGTGTGTAATCGTGATTAGATGGATTGTACACTACTTCAACATCTGCAATATGTACTAACATTTCTAATAGATCAATGTACAACTGTTTTGCAGTTAAAAAATTATCATACCACATTCCATCGGTATCTTGTGGTGTTCCTGCAGTTGTAGAACTTTTAGTATTATCTGTGTGAAGAATATCGTTTCCTGCAACAAAAAGAATTTTATCTATTGTATAACCTTTGCTCTTTTGAATAATACCAATCAATCCTTCCTTTGCTCTTTGTACTGCGATTTGGCAATTATAAGTTTCTCCAGTTTCAAATGCACTAGATAATTTACCGATATGCAAATCGGCAATATCAATTACTAATAGATTAGAATCTTTATCCTCAACGCGTTCTATCTTCTTGTACTTTGGTGAATGCTTTTTTGTAGCTTCAATCGTTGCCTGTTGTATTATAGAAAATCCTTGTTCAACTTCTGTTTTAAAGTTTGGATTTTTAAAGAACAAACTTGCTTTATCTGTTTTTAACCAACCGTGTTTAACGTCTTCGTCATTTACATCAGCTGAATCAGTAGCATTCTTTATTCCTCTATATTGTTTAATTATTTCTAGTTCATCTGGTTTCAATCGTATTCTATTATTCGACATTTTTATCTGTTTTAGGTGAATATTTTGTCTAGTTTTTTAAGCAATAAACTTGACATTTTGAAATAAAAAAACCTACTGATTAGTAGGTCTAAAGCACTTAATATAATCATTGGCTCTATTTAACCAACCTTTTAAAAACTTATTATTTGTTTTTCCAACTGCTCCGATTGACTTGAAAAAAGCAATTCTTAAACGCATCAACTCATCAAATAATTCTAAGTCATTACAACTGTTCGCAGCTTCAATAGTTTTCATTCCAACCTTGCCATCAACAGTAACTTGTTTGCCTAGTTTATTCAATGCCGTTTGTAGTGTTATTCCTGCTCTTGACGCACCACTTCCCCAAGCCATACCTGTTACAATAACTGCAATTGAAAAGCATTTATAGTCATCTCCTTTGACTGAATCCCAGTATAAAGTTTTGAAGACCTTAAACCAATCTTCATTTGACATCTTCATAAATCTTGTGTGATTGTCGTGACCAAAAACTGAACACCATACTTTATAAGTTATTCCGATATTTGTTTCACCACCTGAATCTTGAGGGTCGTTAACCCATCCACCTTCCCACTTCTTAGTAAAAGCTACATAATCTTTAATTGTTTTCATATTTGTTTTATTTAAATTTAAACAAAAGTACAATTAATAAGATAAGAAATGCAATTATTCCAAGAAATCTAAAGTTGTAAGCAAAACCTTTTCTTTTATCGTTTTTAATCGTTTTAACGGCTTCTTTAGTTCTCCACTTTGTATTGTACTTAATTAGCTTTAAAGTATCTCTAATCGTTTTATATTGGTATCTAATTTCATATCGTGTTAATGGCGCTTGTAACTCAGGACATTTTACAGAAACTTCACGGTAAATAATTGAATCTTTGCCATCCTTACCTTTGATAATAGTGTTTACAGTAACCACCGTAGTGTCGCATACAATCTTACCACCTTTTTCAATGAATTTTCTTTGATGAAATTTCGCTGAACAAGAAATCAAAAAGAATAAATAGATAGATAATAGAATCATAAAGATAAAAGTCGAAAGTTGTGTATAGTTTATTTTCATTTTTCTAGTTTTTTACTGAATGAATCCGAAATCTTACTACCTACTGCAACCGAAAGAAACCCAAAGAATACTTCTGAATTATAACCATGCACAAAGAAATCGATTAAGCCAACAAGCACACATATAGAAAAAGAAGTAAACATTGTAAGCGAAGTTCTTGACCATTTACCGTCTTTCTTTAAAGTATCACGAAATAACTCTTTTATTTTTTCTTTCATTTGGAAGTATAGCAACTAATTTCTCTTTTATTAATATCTCACTTCTATGTGTAGATGCTTGTTTTATTTCTTGCCTATCATTTAAGCAATGGAATAATCGTTCTTCTACAGATGATAATCTACTGTTCATCCAAATTAAAGCAATAACGGTCATTCCTAAAGCACCGTGTTTTTTTATGGTTTCTAAAATTTCAAGCATTGTGGTTTATTTATAAAAAAAGTATTGAATCGTTAAATCCTTGTGTTTGTTGTACTGCAGGTCTGATGTCTGAATCTCTATTTAACTGTGAAATGAAGTTAGCAAACAAGTCTCTATTCGTATCTAAATACTTCCATAAACGTGATTCGTAGAAACTAGCTTTCTGTGCATAGTGGTCTTGAACAAAGTTAACTTCGCTTTGATTCACGTTATTTGAGTAGTCACCGTTTTGCGTTTGGATTCCTTTATTTTTAAGTTGGTAAGATAAACCGAAAGCAGCATCTTCTGCACTTCGCCAAGCTATAGCAGGTTGAATATATGTCACTAGTTCTTCTTCGTCAACTGTTAACGTTTGGTCATTATATGCAGTCAATATGTAGTTATAAAAATAAGTACCTAAAATCGGCATTATTCTCATGTCACTTTGAGTTTTAATAAAAGGCACAATATTGTTAATGTCAATATTCGCAGTTATTGGTGTTTGCGTTTTTAAATAGTTTTCTGTTACAAAATAAATCATAGTGCAGGAGGTGTTTCAATTGGTTTTAATCCTAGTAATTCTCTCAACTCGTTTTGAGTCATTGAATCAATTAATTTAGTAGCTAAAGCAGGATTTACTGTTGCAATAATATTAGAGATTTCACTAGTTCGCTCATCCATTTCAACAATCGTTTCATTAACAATCTGAAAGTTATTGATTACTACTTTTGCTTTGATTTTGCAAATTTCTAAAATCTCGTTAAAGATTTCTTCGACTGAATTACGCAAAGGAATAATACTATTCTTTTCAAATATTACATAAGACTGTTTAATGTCGCTCCCACTTCCTAACTTACCACTTACACGAATACCCATTAAGATAGGATCTATAATATGTGCCTGACAAATCTTTGAATCTATGCTTTCAGTAGTAACCTGAAACAAGCCATCATTTGAATTTGTAGGTATTGCTTCAATCGTTGGTAAAGATTCCTTGTTGTTAGCAAAGAATGCAATAGCTTTTCCTGCATTTGTAGCACCTTTTGCTCTATCAATAGTAGTTTTTATATTCTGCTTTTCTTCTTCGTTCTGTGGCTTCTTTGGAAACATCATAGCAAACGATGGAAAAATAGAATTTTGTATGTTAGACTTTTGCAAGTATGACATTTCGCCATCTAAAAACGCCCAATTCATACAAGAAGAATACTGTGGAAGTGTGTAAACGTCTTGACCTACTGAATAGTCTTCGTAACAGTATAGGAATTCACGTTCTTTAGTGTTGAATTTATAAGGACAAATGGTCTGAATATTTATCTGTGTACTCCAATCATCACAAATGTAGTATAAATCACCTATTGCATTCTTTCTTACCTTGTCTGCCGCTATATGCTTACAGAAAATAAGTGTTCCAGTTTGATTAAATCGCAAGTGAAAGTATACTCTTCCGTGAATGATTTTTTCTTTAGTAACTGCAGGAAGTATCTTTTTTAGATTCATTCGCTTTTCAAAAGCATAGATGTCTACTTTCTCCATTGGTGAAGTAGTTTGAAGATATTGCAATTCATATCCACCTCCAACCGTAGCATTCGTTTTAAAGTCCACTACTGCACCATGCAACGGCGAAGTATAGTACATTTGATTTAATAGCTGAGGATAAAGATTGTCGTTTCCAAATCTAACGTAGTTACCAACGTTTAACCTAGCATTAACATAAGGTAGAGATAAGTCTCCTCTACCTACTTTTAAGAATGGTGTAGAAAACGCTTGATATCCTCCTACTTCTTCTACTTCTACGGATTTGTTTGCTCCGAATTCAAAACCTAAAATTTTCATTAATCGTAAATTGTGTTTGTTACTACTCCTGCAACTACCATTCTGCCTTCTTCTACTACATTTAAACCAGTATAGTAATCTATAGCTTGGTCTACAATGACAATAGGATTTGCAGATTCATAAACAGTATATGTATATTGCCCAATTACAAAAGTGGCATCTACACCTTCTTCTAATTGGAATAAATTATATCTTTCTATGTAAGCTGATGTATCTGTACCCATCCATTGAAAGCCTTGTAAATCTTTGTTAAATTCATTTTGGAAAAGAAAAAGATAGTAAGGATTCGTAATAGTCGAAGTCTCAGCTAAAGTGAGTACAAAAGTGTTTACAGAATCTTTTTCAAAGTATATCATATATTATAATGGTTATTAATTACGATTTGTTATAAAACAAAAAACCCCCACTAATAAAGTGAGGGTAGGGATAGCAAAGTTTACTTTTAAACTAGTAAACCTGCAATGATAGTAGGATCAACTTCGTATGCTAAGTTTTCGTTTTCAGCAACCATCGTGATAGAATATTTACTACCGTCAGCTTTTGCAGTTCCACTTCCTTCAGCTACTGCAGTAACTTGTGCAGTTGGAAAATACCAATACTTACCGTTAGCATCTAAAACGATTACTGCTAAGTCTCTTTGTCCTTCTCCTAAGATTTTGATTGAACGAGATTTTGCTGCTTCACGTCTGTGAAACATTAGTGTAATAGTTGCAGTTACGAATGAAGAGCCATTGATTAAATCATTCGCTTGGTCTTCCGTGTACATTCCTGTGTTACGTTTAAACTCAAAAGGAATGAAAGGGTGTCCATTAGTTATAGCAGTTACTTCCCAGTTAGCATCGTCTACAGTTACTGCAGTTACTTCTGATTGGTCGTTTATGAATACTGTTTGGATACCACCGATATTATTGTCGCATCCTTTAGTTATTGTCGTTATTGTATTACAAGCCATTTTTTTTATGTATTAAAAAAGGGTAGGCGAATCCACCCACCCTTTTTAGTTAATTAATAAAACTAGTTCTTAAGAATAAAGAACAATTTCAGTAGGATTAGTATACCAAAATCCTACCTTCAAGTTAGCACGAGTTCTCAAATACGGCTCAGCAACTGTATCATTCAAGTTAACTGCTCTCAATGCTTTAGCATCAGCTTCAGAATCGAATGCATAAATCAAATTGTTCTTCAAAGTAAGAACTGCAGTATTGTTAGGAAGACCTTCAGCAACTACCATCTTAATTCCTAAGAAAGTCAAAGCTAAAGGAATAGTAACGAATGTCTGTGTGTTACCTTGTGCAGCAGCTAATTCATAAGCAGTAGCAATGTTAGAAGAAACATAAAATCGTAAATCCGCTTTCTTACGTTTGATAGTAGCAGGAGCAGCATTTAAAATCAAAGTTAATTGTGCAATAACGTTACCTGATGTAATAGCAACATTTGCAACATCAACTACTGCAGCATCAGCTAACAATCTCTTAAGATATCCATCGCACAAAGCAAGTAATGTATCTTCAGATTCTGTATCACCATTCCATCTTAATAACTCAATATCTTCACCAATTTGCATTGACATTGTCTCCCAGTAGTAAGACATAAATGAAGCAACTTCAAAACTTCCGTTAGAACCTGCAGCCATTTGTAAAGAAAGGAATGATTGCTCTAAGTCAAACTGACAGATTTGAGCCATAGCGGATAAAGCACATACGTCAATATCGATTGCATCTAATGTATCATTAGGTGCAGAGAATGCACAAGTACTTGATTGTAGGATTGAGCCAAAAGCGATATTAGCTAATTTAGTAGCTGATTTAATACCAGGCAAAGTTCTGTAGTTGTCTACAATATCTTCTGTAATATAAGCACGAGAATAAAACTCGTTAGGGTTAGCACATAAAAGTGCGTTTGTTTCAATATCTAAATTGAATTTTAAGTTTCTTGACATTTTTAGTCTTTGTTAAATTGGTTAAACTTCATTAATTTTTCGTGAGCAGTTAATTTTTGCTCGGTAACATCCGTAACTTCTTCTTCAAGTGTTGGAATCATTGCTTTTACTTCTGCAATAAGTTGAATTAGTTCGTTGTATTTTTCATCGATTGTAGGCATAACGATTGCTAGGATAGCTTCAGCATCAGCCGTTGGATCAACAGACATTTCTGCCTCTTCAACAACTACCTCTTCTTCTACTACTTCTTCAGCCATTACTACCTCTTCTTCAACTACTTCTTCAGCTTCTACTTCAGTTGCAGGTGCATCTTTCACTTCAACAATTTCTCCGTCTGTTACAACGTAGATTTTGCCTTCAATCAGATGTTCTCCGTCAGGTAAATTCATACTATTATTTATTATTTGATTACTGTTTAATTTCAATCCTAAGAATCCTTCGATTGAGAATCCTAACTGCTCACTTTCAACTAGCTTATTGTAATACTCTTTGTCAGTAATTTGAGCAGTCAACATTAAAGTTCCTTTAGGCACTTCAATACCGTATGAACTAAATGCTTTATCGGATTTCGGATTCTCAACTATCCAACTTTCAAGAATGTATGCTGGTACTGTTTGCCCTGCATCGTGTTCTAAGTTGAATAAGTTTTTGTTGTTTAGATTCTGCATAAAATCGGAGTAGATAGTTTCAATCTCTTGTTCAGAAAATTGAACGTAATATTCTCCTTCTTCATCGTTTCTATAAATATCCATTGGAATCATCGCAGGTGCTACAATTCTCATCTTTGGCTCATCTGCAAACTGCATTACTTTAGTGTGACTATTAAAAGCCATACCTTTGACTAAGATAGCAGGTTTAGAAGTGAAAGCGACTTGTTCAATTCCTAGTACTTCACCGTCAGAATATTCTTCGTCAATCGTAACTTTAAAAATTGGAATATCATTCGCCATACATTATAATGGCATATACTTTTTTTTGTTATATTTTTTGTATATTTGTAAAAAAAACGTTATGATAAAAATCGGAACTAAAAAGATTAACAATGAAGTTACTGAACTGACTATTGAACAGTTTGAGAAACTTAGTACAACTATTAACAATAAAGAACTTGACCAGTTTGAAAAGTGGGCAAAAATATTTGTTGACTTAGGAGCAGATGAAGATGAAGTGTATGATTTAGACTTCGATAAGTTTACAGAAATTGTAAAGAAATTTTCTGATACCAAGAAAAAGCCTGATGCAAAGTTTTTAAAATCAATCGAAGTTGATGGTTACACTTACCAATCTTACGAAGATGAATTTAAACTAAATGTGCGTGATCTAAAAATGATTGAAAAAGCAGTATCTACAAGTCCTGATAACTATATTTCTAAAGTAATGGCTATAATCTTTAAGAGAACTGACTTAACTAAAGCTGAACACTACGGTGATTCACATCTTG